ACTTTACCGCTAACAACAATGAAGATGGTGCAATTGATATTAAACTATTAAAGATTAACAGTTTAAAGGCAATTTCATATACAGCAAGCCCACAAACATTTAAGTTCTGGACTCCAAGTGGATATAATCCTATTACCATTGCTGGAACAACTGTATCAAATACACAAACAACAATTACAGGTGAGGTTGTTCTAACTGATGCTAATTCTAAATTAACCGTAACTAAGATTACTAGCAATACAAGTAATGCTACTACAGAATTAAGTTTAAATGGTTTATTAAAACTAACTTCTGGATCAATGTTAGACTTAGTAACTAATAGTAATAAATTACAAGTTAAAAATATCAATGCAGGTAATAGTAATACGAGCGCTGATGAAAGTGCTCCTGGACAAATTACAGGTAACTGGAGTTTAATTGGTACAAGTAAATTACAAGCAACCTATGCTGACTTAGCAGAATACTACGAAGGTGATCAAGAATACGAACCAGGTACAGTATTAGTGTTTGGTGGTGCCAAGGAAGTTACCACAACAACAACAATAAATGATACACGAGCAGCTGGTGTTGTAACTACTAATCCTGCCTATGTTATGAATCAAGAACAGAAAGGTATTAAGGTATGTATTGCACTAGCGGGGCGGGTACCGTGTAAGGTTGTTGGGCGGATTAAGAAAGGCGACATGCTGACAACCAGCGGAACACATGGATATGCAGTTAAAGCTCTAAATCCTACATTGGGTAGTATTATTGGTAAAGCATTGGAAGACAAAGACTACGGTGAAGCCGGAGTTATCCAAGTAGCAGTAGGGAGAGTATAATGGCTAAATTAAATATTAATATTGGTTCAAGCGCAAATGACAAAACCGGCGATCCGTTACGCACCGCCTTTACAAAAGTCAATACAAACTTTACTGAGTTATATACAGCATTAGGTACTGTTCCTAACGGAACTAAAACAGCCACTGCTACTGGTACTGCTGGACAAATCACTTGGGATGCTAACTATATCTATATCTGCACAGCAACCAATACCTGGAAACGTGCGGCGTTAACCGGTAGTTATTAAAATACGGTAAATATACTAAACGGAGCAGACAATGCCAATACAAACAATTAACTTAGGTGCATATCCAAATGACGGAACAGGTGACGATCTACGCACAGCATTTAAGAAAATTAATGATAATTTTTCAGAAGTAGTAACAACGGTTGCTATCGGCAATGCTACTAACTTAGGCTCAGGTGTTGGTGTATTTGCCCAAAGAAATATTGCTAACTTAGAATTTAAAAGTTTAACCAGTACCGCCGGTACGGTTGCAATTACACAAACATCAACTACAGTTAATTTAAATGCCATTGCCAAGTTAGAAACTGATCTTACACCGAAGCTGGGCGCAAACTTAAATTTAAATAATAAAGACATTGTTGGCGACGGAAGTATCAATGCAAATGTATGGGGAGCAAATGTTGGAATTATCAACGCCTTAATGTATTTTATATTACGATCATCTGCTATATCAGTTGATTTTGGAACATTTACAGCACCAGCAGGTGTTGGACCTAACGGAACTACACCTAACGGTATTCCACTTGATATGGGTTCATTTACTATTTCTACTGGTTCAATTAATAATAATATACTCGACTTTGGTACGTTCTAATGCTAACTGTATGGACACAATTATCTGGATATTCTCTAGGGACTCATCAAGAGCGTGTTGAGTTAAATCCTAGTATAAGTCTTCCAACCAACGGAACTACCGGAGTAACTTATAAATTAATCTCCGGAACGTTACCCGGCGGAATTAGACTAGTTGGGTCAGCACTAGTTGGATCTCCGTACGAAGTTTCAAGACCTACAGAATTTAAATTTTGCATTAGAGCTAGTAAAAATGGAGAGATAAGCGACAGAACTTTTTCAATAACTATTGAAGGTGCAGATGCGCCGGTATTCGTTTCAGCAGAAGGTGCATTAGCAATTGGTGAATTTCAACAGTATTATGTAATGGATAGTAGCTATGTTGATTATCAACTTGAAGCAACTGACTTAGATACCGCAGCTGGTCAAACACTTAGTTTCTTTATTGCCAGTAATAACGGCGAACTTCCGCCTGGATTAATCCTAACACAAGAGGGTAAAATTATAGGCTACGTAGAGCCTACATTAGCAATCCCAGAAAGTGCAGGTGATGGATCATTTGATGCAGGCTTATTTGATGCTATTGCATTTGACTTTGGTACAGTATCATCCAACGGATATGACAGTTACATATATGATTCTGTATTTTTTGATTTTAACCTATCTTCAGAACGACCAAAAAAATTAAATAGAAACTACGAATTCATTGTAACAGTAACCGATGGTGATACCTACGTTAAACGAAAGTTTGGAATATTTGTTGTGGGAGACGATTATTTCCGAGCTGACAACACAACATGGTTGGATGGTAACGGGTTGTTTACAGCAGACGTTACCTATTTAAGAACACCGTCTTGGATTACTCCCAATAACCTAGGATACTTTCGAGCAAACAATTATGCAACGATAAGCATTGATGTTTATCAAACGTCCGAACCTGTTATACTTACTTTTAACAGCGGAATGTTGCCTCCGGGATTAACATTTGACATTAACAACAGTAAGATTTATGGAACTATTCCATATCAACCTGCTATTACAAAAACATATACCTTTACTATTACAGCAACTAGATACGGTGATCACGGCGATTCAGTTGCATCGTCTAGGACATTCACTCTCAATGTAATCGGTGATATTGATAGTGTTATTACATGGAATAGTCCAACTACATTAGGTAGAATTAATGCAAACTTTATTTCTAATTTTGCAGTGATCGCATCAAGCACTATCCCAGATGCAAACTTAACATATACATTGATGAGCGGTCGACTTCCACCAGGGTTAACATTAAACGCAAACGGTGAAATATTTGGAAAAGTAACACAGTACGGAGAATACCGTACTGTTGGGTCAACAGTGATAGTTGACAAACTTGGTCTAACCTCGTTTAATTCAGATCAAGTCAACCATCCCACTGGCACAAGTAGGCCAACTACATTTGATGGTGGTACATTTACCCTTGATAGAGTCTATGCATTTACAGTTAAGGCACAAGATCAGTTAGGCTATAGCGCAGTTACAAAACAATTTATCATAACTATTGATACACCTAATCAATTAGTATTCAGTAATATTAAAGTTAAGCCATTCTTAAAATTAGATCAAAGAGATGCATGGCGAGATTTTATTAACGACCCTTCAATTTTTACTCCGTCGAGTATCTATAGGATCGAAGATACTAATTTTGGTGTGCAAACAGATTTATCATTAGTAATATACGCTGGTATAGAAACAACTGAAGCACCTGCATACATTTCAGCAATGGGATTAAATCATAAAACTAAACGTTTCCAGTTTGGTGCTATTAAAAAAGCAGTAGCTATCACACCAGGAACAAATAATCAGATATACGAAATAGTTTATATAGAAATGATCGATCCTTTAGAAGCAAATGGTAAGAAATTACCGTCTTCTATAACACGACTAGAACCTCAAAAAGAAACTATATTTGCAGATAATGCTAATAGTTATTGGGCAAGTGGATTTGCATATCACAAGCCTACTCCAACAATCACTGAACAAGAATTACTAAACCAGTTGGCTGTTCCTGCTCCGGTTTCTCCACGAAATAACGAATTAATTTCTGTTGATAGCACAGGGTATAAGTCTTCAGACCCTAATTCAAAAGTTTACTATCCAAGTAGTATTAGCATATGGAGAAACCGTATAAAAAATACAATCCACGCAGACAGTACAAAATTAGCGTCAGAACGTAACTATTTGCCGCTGTGGATGCGTAGTATCCAACCAGGTAAGAAACAAGAGTTAGGATTTCAATTAGCTGTACCTTTGTGTTACTGCAAAATAGGAACAGCTGATACAATCATGTTAAACATAAAATATAGCGGATTTGACTTCAAGATACTAGATTATACCGCAGATCGTTACATAATAGATTCTGTAGACGGTTATACAGGCGATAAATATCTAGTATTTAAAAACAATAGGATAACAGTATGACCAGCGCAATTAATTTCTCATCAATAAACGCATCTTACCCGGTGCCAGGCATTGACAACGATAGTCAAGGATTTCGTGACAACTTTTCAGCAATTGCAAATGCGCTGTCTGTTGCAAAAACAGAGTTGACTGCTTTACAAACTAATGCTGTAATTAAATCAACACTATCCGGAACTCCTGCAACTGTCAATAACAATTTACTCGGTAGTACAATAAGTAACGGTCTATACAATAATATGTCAGGGGCAGTGTATGGTACTGTAACAGTACTTTCTGCTTCAGTTGTTGACGTAGATATAACTAACGGGCCGTTGCAAATATTTGCGTTAGCTGGAAATGCTACTCTAAGATTTGTTAGTTGGCCCGGGTCAAACAAGTACTGTAAAATTCGATTACACATAAAAACTACAGGAACAGTGGCTGTGCCAGTTGGAACTGTTATTAGTGGGGTAGCTATTACCGGAACTAGTGGGCAATTTAGTTGTTCATCAACAACATTGACTGCCGGTATGGTTGTTGCTGTTAATGGTGGCTTATCTGGGGTTGGAATTGGCAGTATTACTAGTTACTCAAATAGTACTTCTTATAGAATATCTACTACAAATGGCAGTACAACATTTACATTAACTACTATAGATGGTGCCGCTATTGTTACTGGAGCAGGAACTACTACAGGATTAACTTTTACATTAGGAAACATATTTCCGACACTTGGAACAGAAAATGGGGGTGTATTAGTGTATGCTACTGGTTTTCCGTCACTTGCACTCAGCCCTACTGGAAAGTATAAAGTAATCGATGTATGGTCATTTGATGACGGCGCAAATGTTTATGTGAGCTACATTGGTGAATTCTAATGCATCCATTAGTTGATAATCTTTCTTATCTCAAAGATGCTGAGTTAGAAAATAAAATTAATGAGTTAACTCGAAAATACTTTCAAACATATAATTTTAGTGTACAAGCTCAAATTATTGCTGTTCTTGATTCATATAAAGAAGAATTGAACAAACGCAGGATGGTAGAATATGAAAAAATGATGAATACTCGAGACAAAGGACTTGACAAACTCATCAATGTCAACTAAAATGTTGACATGCACCTAGACAAATATTCTAACCCAATTTTTAACGAACAAGACTTATTTGATGCCTTATATAA